CGATACACCTCCACCAAAAGCGTACGTGTCAGTATCTTCAATAACGCTAGCTGCAAAAGCTTTCGCTGTAAATTGAAGCGAATTGTCAACGACTTGAACGGGTGGAGCAACCACAGTCTTATCACCTGCTAGAGCAGGGATAGAAAGACTAACGATGGCGAGAATAATATTAATTACTTTTTTCATGTTGTTATTTTGTTTTTTTGTTTTTTGTTTGCTCTTGCCTTTCAGTTAAAAAGGCAATAGATTCTGTAAAATCGACTTCATGATCAGAGTTAGCTGCTTCTTCTAAAGTTGAGGATTCTGTTCTCAAATTAACTACAGCCATAGCTCTAATAAAATTAACAATAGCTAAGATTTCTTTGGCTCCAAGCCCTTCAATAATACAATGATTTACAATATTATTCCAATGAACTAATCCAATTGTTGTAGCTGTATTAGTCTTATCTGGTACAATGCTTTCTATTAAAGCTGAAGCATTTTTAATTATGTCGTCTCCGTTTTTCATTTTATGAATTTAAATTTTTAAAAAAGGCTTTTTTTGCTCTAAATTTCATCGAGCGTGATCCTGTATTGTGTAGTAGAGAGTCTCTGTGTCTACTACTCAAGGTAGAAAGAGCCGTTATTGCATCGACTCTACATTCAGTTTCATAAAAGTCAAGAGGTTTTTTCAATAAAAGCTGCTCTGCTCTTTTTTGTTTTTTTATGAAATTTAAAATACGATTATTAATACAAACAGAACAGAAAGTATTGAATTTTACCTTCGCGTCAGCTTTAAAAGCGTATACAGCCGCTATAATAGCATCATGAGATTCAGAGAGCAAATCGTCGTAATATCCAAATTGAGTATATTTAGAATTAATTATAGTATTTGCCAGTTCATACGATCTATTGAAAATTTCCTTTCCTAAAGATGAGTCCCCGGTTTTTTGGAATTCTAAAACTTTATCTTCTATATCCATATAGGCAATTATAAATTGGTAGTACTCCAGTAAACTTATTTGATTGAATAATACCTCTAACGTTTAGAAAATCTTGAAAAGATTTTAATAAGGCTACCCCATTTCCTTTTATTAAGCGGGGTATCAAAACGTATGGATTTTTCTCAAATAAACTATCTTTGTTTGGAAGATTTAAGTCGTTTGCTATTTTTAGCAAATTCTCCATATATGGAGCCAATCTAAAATCTTGTGCCCTAATAGGTTCTTCGACTATATATAAATCATAATCATCGTTGATACAAACAAGCAATTGAAGGTCTCTTTCAAATGAAGAAAAAGTAAATACAGATTCCCAATCTAAAAAGATAAACTCTTGATTTAAATCATCTTTAGATAAAGAGTTTAAATATTCCGCCGCCATTCGAATCGCTTCATCTGGAGCTGCTAAAGGAGTGTAATTTACAACGGTATTTTTTTCACCTAAAATTGGCTGATGACTAATAACAACGTAATCAACTCCAAGCTTTGGAATATGAGCTTTTAAATCTTCTAAATTTTGATTATTACAATATGTTGTTATGATTTTAGTCATTCCTGATTTCTTTTAGAACTCCAATGAAAGATAAAGCCGCAGCCGGATCTATTTTTTCCACAGAAGTCCATTTTTCATTCCATGTAAATCCGTGATTAGCTGCGATAATTTTTAAATCATCAATAGACAATTCAGCATTTTTCAATGCTTCGCTCAAGAAAGATTGAATTTTAGTATTTTGCGCTTCAACCTTAACTTCGTCTAATTTAAACTCATCTTGTCCTAAAGATACAATTCCAAGAGAGTGTCTAACGGCACGAATGAAAGCTCTGTTTTCAGCAATAGTCTCTAAAAATTTAGAGAATGTATTGTCTGTATTTAATATAGAAGCGCTGGCTATAGCCCCTACCGTAAGAGGATGATTAAAATCCTCATGGGGAAGCCATGTTATAGTTACACTTACAACTACATGTTCTGGAGTCCAAGATACAACCTTGGGCTCTAAAGAGGAAAAACCTCTCAAATCCGCTAATTCACGGAATCCTGCCAATTTAATTACCAAATCTTCTTCTGGAGATTCTTCAATTAATCTAGCCTCGTCTTCTTCAGAAAGAGTATCTGCCGATATACCTTTAGCGGCCAAACTCATTCTATTTAATGCTAAATATTTTTTATCAATTAAAGCTCGCCAATTAACTCTTCCGTTTTCTTTTCTAGGTAACGTACTTGAAGAAGGTGTAGAAGTAAGTTCGCTATTAGAAATAGCTTTCTCATCAATAGCTTTTGCTACTTTACGTCTACGTTTTGGCTTATCTGGATCTGGTGTATTATCTAACATTATTGTAATTTGCTATAAATTTGTAATACTTTGGTTAAATCTTCAAATGAGGTATCTGGTAAGTCATTAAACTCCGCCACAAACATATTCTTGCCAGTGTATCGCTCTATAGCTTGAGATAGGCGAGACATAACTTTATTTCTCGTATCTGAATCTGGTTCAGTATAATATGCTATAGCTCCATACAAAGACATCGCCCACGGCTCTTTTGGTTTGTCTCCATAAGGATAACAAAAAGGAACCGGCGTTCCATCTTTATATTTGGCAAAGCCATTCTTTATCCATCTATTTGGATTGTTAAATATTTTGATTAGGTTCATGTGTAAAAAAGTAAAATGAGTCTAGTCCTTCTAAAAAGTCTTCGTTATCCGACCATGATTGGTCGAATTGAGCATTTGAAACTTGAGAATCTATATTTTGTTTGTAATGCATTAAAGATGGGTATAATTTATTACGACCAATATAAATTCTAGAAGAATGATAATTTATAGCATATTTATCAGAAAAGTCAAGAGGTTTATTAAAGATTTTTTTGTATACTTCTTTTATACCTAATAATTTAAATCTAATATCATTTAAGTAATCTAAATTAGTTACTACCACAAACAGTTTAATATTTGCAGCTATACATTTTTTTACAAATTCTACGTCCACATCTTTATCACAAAATAAGGTAATAGCCTGTATATTTTTTATATTTAATTGTGTTAAATTTATAGGTTTTTTCGTACTAATAAAAATAGGATTTGTAATAGAAATACGATCCAAATCTATAGGATTGTGAAAAACATCTAATCTAACGTTAACGGGTTTTCCGTAAAAATCTTGAGGTAATACATAATCTGGAATAAAATCTAAAATAGAATTTGAAAACTTTTTACCAATAAAAATAGATGAAAACTTGATTGTTTCATTTATTCCTAGAGCATATAAAATCGATTGAGCAACCTCTTCGGGCTTTATTGTGTTGATATTTTTAAATTCCTCATCGGTTACATAAGTGTACGCCCCATCTTTTTTCCCTTCTATTAAAATAAGATTTTTATTCTCTTTTTTTAATTCATTTCTAGGAAAATTGCTACTAAGAAAAACCAATGATTTTTCATAAACGCGACATAATGAAGATGTCAAAAGATTGCTAGATATACATCCTAAACTATTTTGTATTACATAAGAGACTTGTCTAACAGATAGTGCGCCCCTATAATCCGTAACATATGGAATGGGAGAATCTTCTTTGTCTCCAACTTGCAAAACTTGAATACCTTTATTTTGCAAAATGTTAAAAACTAAAGAAATTACTTCTGGATAAAAATCGTACCTTTGAGACTGTAATTCGGCTCCGCTTTGAATTACAATGTATTTTTCTGGTATAGGAATTATGTTACCCGGAAATCGCTCTTGTGCGCTAGGGCTGATGCCATAAGTTTGTAAAAGTACTGAAAGCATTTTAATAAGATAATTTTAGTAATTCGTGATTTGAACGAATAAAATGTGGATGAAAAGCTTTTTGGAAATATCCTTTGTGATCTCCATAACCTTCTAAATATAATACATTATCTAATAAGTCATGATATTTAACAATTTTAACTACATAAGGTAAATGTTGAAACATAGCTGGGTAATTAGTCGAAACATAATAATCCCATTCTTCTTTCGGATATTCCTTTTCTAAATGTTCTAAAAAACACGCAGAGTCTAAGCATTCAGAAAGGTTTCCGGGTTCTACAAGTAATAATCGTTTCTTATTATTTTCAATAATAAAACCTTCTATAAACTTGCGCCTAAAATCATTTTCTGTTTCAAATTCAAAATTGTAATCTGTATATGGCTGTTTATCAATAAACTCTTCTATTTTTTTACATACTTTATAGCCATCAAATTCTTCAATAGCCCAATTTCTTAATTTAAAACCTAGTTGATACCTTTCATCTTTAGACATGCTATTAATGAAATTCATAAATTCGCAAATTGAACTTGAATGAACCTGAGCTTTATCGAATTGTGATCCAAATTCTGAATAAATAGAGTATTCTAATTTAAATACATCTGGATTAATGGTGTAATTAGAGCCGAAAGAGTATTCTGGTACAGCAATAGGTAAACCCGCAAATAAAGCTTCTGCCACCGGCATTTCAAAACCTCCACTATTAGCTGGGTGAATATAAGCATCACATAAATTATACAGCTCGTTTAATTCTTCCTCTGAGACTCCAACGGTAGGGCTTGTTGTAGTTAAACTTTGCTCTGCTTTACAAGACAAACATGGCCCGTTTTCTCCATAATAAGGGCGAACTGAAACATGGCGACAATCTTTACAAACGTGTGTCGTTAAAACATCTTCTCTCTTTACATTAAATCTTTGAATAAATTCATTTATATTCCAACCTTTAGGATCGGCCCAATATGTATGTAAAAACAATTTTGCATCAACTTTTGGATTTTGTTCTTTAAATTTAGCAAAACCCTCAATTAGTGTACCTACCAACTTTCTAAGCTGATTTCTAAATACAAATCCAAAAATAACTGTATTATCTGCTATACCGTATTTATTGCGAACTTCTTTTTTTTCTTTTTCAGACAATATTCTGAATTCGTCTGGCCCAATTAAGTCAGGGATATATTCTGATTGAATACCTTTTTTTTCTAAAGCTTCTTGAGCAAATCTTGCCTTTACCCATAAGTTTCCAAACTTATGTCTATTCTGTTCAAATGTAGGTAATAGTGGTAAAGAATCTACCGGAGTCCAAAAAACGTGAGAAAACTTGCCTATCCACGGTTTATCTAAATACGGAATACCCCATATATCTTCAGACATTATTAAAACGTCTGGTTTCTGTTGTTTTAAAAATCTATCTATATTATATAATCCATATTCAATTGCTGTCATTTGGGCTGGATTATTACGATAGGGTTCTAATTCGACACTATCATCCGGATATGCCCCGAAACATGGCCACGGCATAGATTTGCATATTGGGTGACTCCAATTAATTGGCCCAGCCGCATACTCTGATAGTTCGTATTTGCCTGTTTTATATAAGTATGAAAGTAAAAATTTCATACTCCGTCCAAATCCTGTATTTGCTAAACTTAAATTAGAATGTATAGCAACTCGTTTCTTGCGCATATATATTATATACAAATAAACAACAAAACCCGCTTCAATTAAGAAACGGGTTTGTTGACTTTTTTTAACTACAAAACTGAATTAAAACGGAGAGTTGGCGGGGACTTGTGCCGACTTCTTCGTTCGTTTTGTAGCTGGTGAAGTAGCAGCTACTTCAACGGAAGCTTGCTCTTCAACATCTTGCTGTTCGCTCTCAGCCTCTTCTTGCTGATCCGAGTCTGACGACTCTGTATCATAAGATGGCTTATTATCTTGAATTCTTTTGTTAAGAACTTCAATTTGCTCAACAAAGAATTTGTCTACCTCTGTAAAATCTCTAATTGTTTTACCCTTAAATGGAACTTCGGTAGGCTTAGGGATTGCATCGGATTCAAACTTCCAACCTATCTTTTCACCGCCTTGCGAAACATAAAAAGATTCATAACCAGATCTGCTTCTATAATACTTGATAGAAATCTCTGTATCTAAATCTTGAATATTAAATAAGCAGTTGATAAGGCTGCGAGATGCTATATTAAGTCGAGTTGCTAACATGTAACCTTCTTCGCCATCACGTAAAAAGATCTTAGCTCTAAAGTAAGTATCTCCTTCATACGATTCTTCTTGAGGTTCAATGCGAACAAGGCGACCTGTCACTGTGTTGATTGACTTGTCGTCTCTAGCCTTGAATTTTCCATCTGGACCCGGCTCAGATATTTCATAATAAGGTTCGATATCTTTGCGATCTTTATTCTTTGAAACGGGCTTCAAAATTAAAAGAGGCCCACTACTACTTGATTTGTTTGTTAATGCCATTGTTGTATTTGTTTTATTTTGTTGATTGAGTCACAGACTCAAATTATATACACTGTAATGTGAAATATGTCTCAATTATTCGTCGCAGTCAATTTTATATATATAATCGGCTCCATTATTTTTGACCATAAAGTCAAACATTTTGAATACGTTTCTTTGGAATTCTAATTGATGCTCGTCGGGTACACAGCTCATATATCTGTCGTAAATCATATATAACACCGCTGCTGCCCATGGGGCTGAAACTTCATGATCCGCTATATCTTTTAAGGCAGGAATCCATGTTTGACTTTTTTTAGAAAAAATTCTATGAATAGCTAAAACAGGCTCCAAAGATTCCATGTCCACTGATGGTTCGTCGTACATATTATTCAATTTGTTCGTTTGTTAATTCAGATAACCTAGTGTACACTTTATGGTTTTGTATCTCAAGTTGATTAATCCACAAAATATCATCACCTTTATTACCTGTAATATATACAATATCACCGTCTTTTGGTTCCTCAAATTTATCTAAATAACGAGCTAATTTATCTCCAAGCAGCATAGCATTGCAAGATCCTGTTTCATCAAAAATAGATAGCTTTAAATATTTATTACCATTCTTACTGGTTCCAGAGTGAACTTCTGAAACTGTAGCTATTAATTTATAACTGTCTTTGACGGCAACATGCTCAGATATGCTATTTATAGTTCTTAACCCTGTAACTTCGGACTCAAAAATTTGTTGTAAAGTAGTTGAATATGAAAAACCTAAAAGGTTTTTTTCATAAAAGTATGCTGCTAACAATTCGTTTCTACTATTTAGATTATAAATCTGAAAATATCCAGAAGCTTTTTTTCGAATAGTTTCTAAGCGAGTGAGTTTTGTAAATTTCTTTCCTGTAGAATCTGTCCAATTTAAATAGTCGCGAAGCATAGCGATAAGATCGCCTCCGTACTTAGCTTCGTTCTGAAGTGTAAATAATTTCTCTTTTGGTGTTAATATATTCCATACTTGGGCCTCTAGTACTTTTGAAGACCGTTGCCAAACTGTGTGACCTAAAGCCCCACTCTGAATTAGAGCTGATAAAATTCCGATATTAAGTTTAGCTTCTTTTGCGGCTGCAAAAATTTGAAAGTCAGAAGATTTATCTGCTGAAATGAAATTCCTTAATTTATCAATAGACTTATCTGAAACCCCTTTAATTTCCCCAAGTCCAAATCTAATGTCATTACCTTCAATTTCAAAATCTAATTTGCTTTTACCAATGTGAGGTGGAAGAAGTTGAATATTAAAGTACGGCAATTCTTGTTGAATAGCTCTGAATTCTTCTACGAATTCGCTTCTAGAAGCGGCTATCTTCAAACATGCCAAGAAGAAGTGTTGTGGATATTTGTATTTTAGATATACAGTCTCAGCGGATGTATATCCATATGAATACGAGTGACTAGCATTGAAAGAATAATTGGCGCTATCTTCCAAAATTTTCCATAGAACTTCTGGGATTTCTTTATCTAATCCATTCTTCTCTGCGGTATCGAAGATTACATCTTTCCACTTCTTCATCTCCTTTACTTTTTTCTTGCCAATGCATTTGCGAATAACTTCACCATCAGCTTTCGTAAGACCTATCTTTTCACACATCTTCATTGTACCCTCTTGATACAAGGCAAGACCAGCTGTTGGCAATAGCACATCGTCAAAGAATGGATGTACCGACTTGCACTCTCCCTCGTTTACATATCTCGCATAATTATCTACGAACTGCAACGCTCCCGGTCTAGCCAAAGCGGTTACCGCTGCTAAGTGATCTATCGTCTTTGGTTTTACCTTATTAACTACGCGTAAGTTACAATCTCCGCTAATTTGGAATAGTCCATATGGATGTTTAACATCTTGTAAATGCGAGAAAACAGTATCGTAATTAATATCAAAATCTTCGCGTTTGATATTAAGCATTTTGCATACTTCGTTAATAATACCAATAGCTTTGAGACCCAATAGGTCTAATTTTATATTGTTTAACTGAGCATAATCCATATCATAGCTAGTAAGCAATTCTCCTTCTCCCATTTCACATGGAAGAGTTTCGATTAATGGATTATACGAAACAATATAGGCGCTAGCATGAGAGCCTTTAGAACAGATTAAGCCTTCTAACTTTCTAGCTATTTTGTAAGCTTTTGGATTTTCCTCTACAAATTTTTTGAACTGTTCTACTTCTTCGACAGCTTTCTTTAAAGGAATAGCTATATTAAAAACAGAAGGAATTAAGCTTGATATATGCTTACTTTGTTCTTCTGAATATCCAAGAACTATTTTACATACCTCTTTAATGCAACGCTTGCTTTGCAAAGATAAAAATGTTGATATCTTACAAAAGTGCCCTTGATATTTCTCTTTCAAGATATCAATAAGAGATTCTCTTAGAGAATCTTCTATGTCAAGGTCTACGTCTGCGGCATCAGAATAATATTTTACACCGTCTACGATATTTGGAGTTGTTCTAGCCTCAGACAAAAATCTTTCGAAAAAGAGACCGTACTTAAGAGGGTCTATATCTGTGATTCCAAGGCAATATAATACAAGGGACGACGCAGCTGAACCCCGACCCTTACCAACAGCAATACTATTCTTATTCGCTGTATTAACAACGTCCCATACCATTAGAATGTAATCGACAAAGTCTGTCGGTTCTATGACAGCCAATTCCCTATTTAACCTTTCTCTATACAACAACTCTTTGCCCGACTCAAAACCTTTTACTAATCTTTTTTGAAAACCTCGTTCAACTAGTAAACGAAATAACTCCAAACTAGATAAACCTTTTGGTATATCTAATTTAGAATAATCTTCCTCATTTAAATTAAATTTTGGAAGTCTGATTCCGTGAATCTCAGGGTCTATTTGTTTAAATTGATCGAAAAAACTCATACTTCTTGGAAAAAATAAGCAACCTTCTTAAATATTTGGGATGTTAGATAGCAATCGTAATCTCCTTGGTGAGTTCTAGATTCATCAATTGCAATATCCCACTCCTTACATACGTCCGTAATATTGGATTTAAGACCTCTCTTTCGAGTGTTAATCCATTTATATTGCCATGCGTCAAAATTTGCCTCAGGTTTGGATTCAGACTTCCAAGCCTTCACTAAGGCATTTGTATCTACTATCCTGCGAGCCCAAGAATAATCTTGAAATTGGCCTATATTACGAAACCAGTTTCTAACTATATAAACGTCAAAATTAAGTCCGTTATGGAAACCTAACAAATCTTCTCCTAGAAACCAATCTTTTATTTCATCGTATACTACTTGTGGATCAACAGCTGTCTGATCGTATTTTTTTTGATTAAACCCAGTTTTCTTTTGGGCTTCCTTTCCTACTTTTAGATTATCCCACTTAATGTACCTAGATTGACTATCTGTTATGATGCCATTTTCCATCTTAACCCAAGCGAATTCCCATGGGCGCGAACAGTCTAAGTTTAGACTTTCGGTTTCTGTGTCACAGAAATAAATAGTTTGATTAATATTTAACTTATTCATTATTAAAAGCGATCAACTTTGTCAAGGAAAGATTCGAAACAAAACTCTCGGCTAGACATATGTTCTAAGTCTGGACTTTCCAGAGTTCTACCAGAACCATAAACCTTTCGATTTAAACATTTGATAGCCATGTAAGCATCAAAGTCATCTCTATTTTTGTAATAAACACTTTTTGTATTTATAATGTCGTATTTATTATCTTTGGCAAATTTATTAGCTGCATCCTGTATCAAATAGTCGAATGGTAATAAATTATCTTCTATAAAAAAAGTTGGTTTGATAAATTTAAAGTCAGGTATGCAAACGTGATCATGTAGCAAATTTCTATGTAAAAACGAATCATAGAATGGAACTGCTAAAGCTAAATCTTCATCATCCCATACCTTGTGTAAATCCGCATAAGATAAGCGAGGTTCCTTATAAAAATTATCAGTACCCGCTAAGGTGGCTAAACGAATGAGTTTAGAGTAACCAGCCTTATTCTTAATAAAGACAATATTTTTATGACCAGTTTTGATAGAGTCGTCGGTTTTTTCCGTAACATCATTTACAAAAGTTACTCTGTAACCATATACAACTTCTATTTTTTCCTTTTGAAAAGCTAATATGGAAGGAAGTAAAGACGATATGGAATCATCCACTATACAAACTCTGTTTAAAGAGTGCTCCACCGCTATATCAACTATCGAATCTGAAGCCTCTGGGTCTCTATCCTCCTGTCGAGGATCTAAAGTTAAAATGCTACGTAGAAGAGAATAGCTAGTTTTGAATAAAGGAACCATATTAATGAGGCTTTGGGCATCCGGCGTGTCTACGCTGGACTATTACACAACCATCTTTTTCGTATTTGTCAAGTTCTTTTTTAGTAAATGCAGATTTTATAGGCACTCCATCTTTTACAGCCTCAAAAAATAAAAATGGCGCTCTATATTCACAACTCCAAGCTGTTGACCCATCCTTTTTCTCTGACAAAACCATTTTGCCACAAAGCCATCTTCTACTTGGGTCTTGAGACGCCATGTTAGATAAGGCTTCTTCTATGCCAAAATTCTGTAAATATTCAGATAAATACTCTAAATAGTTTTCAAATCCTTCTATTTGAGCATTAGTAAATTCCATTTGAATTAAGGGTTTTTGAGTAAATTTTAAAAATAAAAATTCAACATATATTTTTTTACCCGGATATAGCTTAGATGCTACCAAGGCATACATCAAAGCTTGGACATTAAATTCCATATCATCCGAGCCTTTGGCAAATTTTGATTTAGAGGTTTTAAAATCGACAATGCGTACTTTGTCTTCGTAAACAAACATTCTGTCTATGAATCCAACTATCCAATACCTACCATTGTTAATATCAAAAGCATACTCCGTTTCATAAGACAAACATCCTTCCCCATAAAAATCAAATCTTAACGCAGTTAAAAGAAAGGTGTTAACTTTTTCCCTATTCTCTGGCGTATATTCCTTATGTTTTTTTAAAAGAATTCTAGAAAACCTATCTAAACATGGTATTGATAATGGATTTCCACACTGAACAGCCTGACTTACAATACTCTTTCTTTTTGGATGAGCTAAGCATTCTAATATATCATGGGTTGTACTACCTAATCTTGAACCCGTATTACCGGACGAAGGTAGTTGACATTGATATTTTAAATAAGCTAAATAAGAACAGCTGCTATAGCTTTTAATTTTTGATGCTGATAAACGAGGTAACATTATCTTGGTAAAACACGGGCGCTGGTTGGAGCTTCTGGTTTAAAATATACAGTAGCGCTATTAGATTTGTCGCTTTCAATATTAAAAGAGTTTACCGATGTCACAGAATATACTCCATATTCCGTAATACGGTAAGAAGCGTATGGCGGATAAGCGAATCCATGAAGCTCCCATATTCCATTTTTTTGTTTGTATATTTTAAAAGAAAGGACATTTTCAGATGGATCTGGAATAGTCCAATTTAAATAAATATCTACAGCATCTAAAATTGGTAGAGTTGCTGGAGGAGTTAGTTCGTCTCTATAAAAATATCTAAATATTTTTTGAGTATTTTTTGTTATTAGCTGAAGTTTAGATGGTTTTTCACATTCTAGCTGGGCAGACGTAAAAGACGCTAAAATCATATTTTCTACACGCCAATTAACATTGTCTGATGAATATTGAATTTCAACTGGCCGAACATTAATTTCTATCTCTTCGCTTGGATCACTAATTTGACCCTCAGCATTATAAGCCTCTGTTACTGAATACCATTTGCCTACAGTTATAGGCATAGGTATTTTAAATGCTATTCTAGCTCCATCGCATTTGGTTTTTATTTCAGGCAAACCAGCATCAAATGTTTCGGAGTATACTCCACTAGATGTTCCAATTTTTACATAATAACCAGCTAAATTTAATTCTGTATTTGGATACCAGCTTGTAATTAATTCTGTGCTGGTAGGCATAATTTGTTGGGCTTTTAAAGGAATTAAACAAAGCGACAATAGTAAGGCTGATATAATTTTCATATTGAGATATATATTAACTGGATTGCATATTCGATATTGTAGTATAAAAAATAGTTGTTATTTAAAATATTTTTCAATCTATCAAAGATAGTAATGGATTGTTTCAACAACATGATTGTCATTTAAAATTAAACAGTTTTGACGAGGGGTATGGTATAACCCATGAGCATCTGCAAAATTATCTCCCTGCACACTTGATCCTAAACAATAGAATTCAAATGAACCCATATCTTCTTGACTAAAAGCGTGTTTATGACCAGATAGCACTATCTTTTGAGTACATCCAGCTAGTTCATCGGAGCGTCGTAAAAACAATTCTTGAATAAAAGACTTCAGTTTCAGCCCTTTTGGAGGCAGCGATTTTTTGAGTGTGTCGTGACCGCCGTGAGTAACTATCATTGCTATATTTTGAACGCGATGAAGTGCGGCCCAAGCTTTTGAAATATCAAACTCAACATTCTTGTTTTGATTGTAAAATTTTTCAACAGCCAACATCATATATGTAAATACAACAGAGTCATGATTACCGGGAACGGAAAACACTTTTACTGATCCGAATGTTTCTTCCATTTTATTAATGAAATGAACTAGTGTGTTTAATCCTATCAGAAACATGTCTTCATTAATCTTATCACTATGTAAATGAGTTCCCTTTCTAGTGTTCCCGTCTATACACGAGTGTAAAAAATCACCAGTGATAAAAACTAAACATTGGCGAAACTTGCAGTTTCTTTTACTAACAGTATCTCCAATTTTATTAGCATAATCGTCTATAATTTGACAAGCTATATCTGAATTAAAATCTCTGCCCGCAAACGCTTCGCTCCTTTGAAAAACTTCCCCTATATGATTGTCAGCTAAAGAAGCTACAAAAGTTAAACCTGAATCACTTTTGTTAATTTTTTTATTTTTAGAAATAGTAGGGGGAGTCCATGTATCCAATAAAATTCTCAGAGTGTCTAACGTATTAGCGTTTAAATCATCCCACTTATTAGCCTTACATTGAGTATCTTTCCAAGCCTGCTTCTCATACCCCTGATATATTTTATATCTTTTTTCTTCGATAAGAGTCTCGACACTTTCATCTACAGAATTAATAGCTACTTCTTCTGTGCTTAAAGGTTCTTTATCTTTAGATAGATTAAATATCTTTCGATATTCAGCAAATATTTCCGGAGTCAAAGAATATTTGACGCAAATTTCATTGGCCGTTAAATCGTCAGACCAATTAGAATAAGCTCTGCAAATAGCGCGATGTTTAGCTCCAGAAATTACAAGAGGATCTCTCTTACATTTAAGATTGATAACATATGTATCTGTGTTAGTGTTGTATACATATCTATCTGAAGCAAACTCTAGTCCATATGCAGAAATACCATCAAAAGTTTTCTTTAGTTCAGTATAGATTGTATTTCCCCAGCTTTTGCTAACGCCTAAATATTCACGTACAAATTTACGCTGCTCCGTCTCTGAAAGTCCTGCCTCCCTCATGTCTCTTACTCTAGAGACAAATTCTGTAGTTATTTTAGCTTTATAATCTGATTTATTCATGTGCTCTTAAATTCCAGTTTGCTATTTCTTCTTTTGTCATTTCTCCAAAATCCTTTTTGCAAGGCAGAACAATTCTTACCTGATCCGCCTGAAAGAATTTTTGTAATTTTGCTTTAATATTATTAGCCGCACTTAAACCCCTATTCTCTTTACTCTCAACGTCATTGTTGGTCGCTATAATAATTTTGGTAACATTTAAACGAATTAAATATAATATTAAGTCTTTTGAAATACTAAGGCCAAAGGTGACTAAGAAATTTTTGATGCCAGCATTGTATAGCGCCAGCGCATCCCCTATGCTTTCCACTAGAATAACTTCACCAGACGATTCTATATTATCTTTCGTCAAATGGTGGGGGTACAGAAACTTGTTTTTCCTGCCCATTATTTTCCACTTAGTTCTCACTGAGTTTTGAAACAAGTCTCGTCCCGCTACCCCTATAATTTTTTTATTAAAATCGTATATTGGAAAGACAAACCTGTTATTCATCTTACCGTACGTTTTAACCCCGCCACCAAACTCTTTCAGCACAGATTCTTCTATTCCTCTTTTCTTATAAAAAGAATATGATGGAAGTAAGTCGTCGCAAAAATCAGGGGGTAAGAACTTTTGCTGTTCTATTTTTTCAGCTTGAACCTCATTATTTTTCTGCGCCGCGAAGTATGAGCCTTCAAGATAATTGCGAGCCTCTTGTTCTCCGATGCCAAGTGTAAGCATGACTAATTTGAACAAAGGGCCATTATGACCTGTAACAAAGTCTTCGAACCAACCCGTCTCCTTATTAACAGCTAATGAAAGGCTAGTACCATTTCGATACGCAGCCGTCATCCGTAGCCACTGAGAGCCTGATGATTGAGGCTTATAACCTAAATCTTCAAGAATGTCTTTGATCATAAAAATTTTGGTTCGCCTTGTTTTTGTTTGCTATAAACATCAACTTGGCCAAGAGTAGAATTGAAAATGTCTTCTAAGCTTCCGCATTCAGTGACATTAAAATTGTCGATTTTTAAATTGATAAAATTGGTAACATATACATCCCCATCTGAAGTTACCTTCTTAACGTAGTTGTCTGCCCCTTGCGCGAATTCCCCTTGAACACGGGCTCTCACTTCAACCAATTTATGCGTGCCAAATTCTTTTCCAAATTCAGAAATTTCGTCGGCAGTTTTCTTTTCAAGTCTATACATGTTGGAACAATGCCATTCAATCTGACTTGACATGGCCGTCTCATTGTTTCGATTGGTTTGTACAGCTGTTAAACAAGAAGTAAACGGAAGTTCTGAAGCTAACTTTTTTAATTTGTCCGTTTTCATTCCTAACAATTCGTAACCAGCAAAGGCGTCTTTGATATTTTCCTGAGTTGATTTGAGATAATCGTAAACAATTAAACAGGTTTCGCCCGGTTTCACATTTTTTGCGTGCCAACGACGAGCTATAGAAAGAACTTCATCAATAGATTTATTGGCCACGTATTTATGATAAACACGGTTTTTATATTTGTCAAGTACATTAAATGCCGAAGCGACGCGATTGCTTTCGCTAATATTATTTTTAAATAAACCATTTTTAATTTTAAACTCATTAACGTTAGAAATGGAGGCTAGATTTCTTGCTACAATTCTTTCCGTTTCCAATTCTGTATCTAGAACCAATACTTTACAATTATTATCTAATTCTCCAGCTACAGAATATGCTAAAAAATTTACAATTGTACTTTTTCCCACTTTAGGAGGGGCAGCAATAACATATAAGTCTCCAAAACTTAGACCTCCATACAACTTAGTAAATACGGGCCAAGGAACCTTAAGAAATGTTGGACGCTGAGTTTGTCCCCACTTCATAACCCAATCTGGCATCACAGAAAATACATCTATAGGATCTTCTTCATTCGCTACATTTTCTGTGCCAGCTGTTTTTAAAGCATTTTCAATTATAACAGCTAACTGAGGTAACGGTTTATCTATACTATCTCTAATTTCTTTTTTACCATTATCAAAAGCTTTATCTGCTTTTCTGGCAAAATCATATTTTATAATATTGGATATGTAATGAGGCAAAGATTCTTCTTTAACTAGCATTTGAGACAATGTTTCAAGATATTCAAAAATATTTAGATCTTCAAACTGTTTTAATCCTATTGCCATTAACTTTTCAGAAACTAACACAGCATCTATAGTCCCAGCGTTTGCATAAACAACGGTCATGGCTGTATAAATAGCTGCATGAACTTTATTTTCAAAATGATTAGACTTTAAAACCCCATTGTAATCCGGAAGATTATTTGAATATTGTAGAAAACAAGCCAAGCAAGCCCTCTCTTGCTCTTGTGGCGTATTTAGTTTAGAATATGTCATACTATAAAAAATCTCTAATCGACTTTGGAGCCTTCTGTATGTTTACGTTAGAAAACAAATCTATCGCTTCTCCTGTGTCTTCCGCAGGTTGTGTAGGTTTAGCTGTCTCTATCGACAGAGCTGGTCTCGCTTGTTTTATACACGCCTTCCCTTCTTGAGTGAAAAAATAGGATAGAGAATAAATTTTTTTATTTAAACGTATAGAAGATAATAATTCGAATCCGTAAATAGAAATTAATTGGTCAGCAACTTTGATTTCTTTGCCCCAAAAAATTTTAGCATTCTTACCAAAGAAATGTTCGACCAGCTGTCGTGACTGTAAAAAGTTTTTTGTCTTCTTTGGTTTAGGTTTTGGTTTAAACGTAATACGATATTTATTATAGAGGTACTCCCTCAATTCAAGCCACCCCTTTTGACCCAAACCGTCTATATCCTTAACATCTTCCGCATACTTATTTCTTAAACTATCTGCACAAATATACCCAGCTGCTTTCAGTGCTGTTTTTACTCTTTTTGAAATTGGAAAATCTTCTATAAGTTCATTCATTTTTAAAATAAGAATCCTTCACCAAAGGTTTGACTAATCCACTTTTCAGTTAATGGTAAATTCTTTTCGTAAATTTCTACTACATAAAAACCATTCTCTTCTAAAAGGTGTTCTTTATATACATCTCTAAATACTTGAGACTTAAAATCTTTAATAGAATTTTGAAAATATGGCGTGTACTGAACATGAAAAAGACCATTACATTCTATAGCTACCATACGTGTAAAATTGACAAAGTCAACTCTTAAGCGTGTATCTGGTAATAAAACTTCTTCTCCTACCTTATCATTTTGCCAATAAGGTTTAAGGAATTGCTTTATCTTAAACTGAAAGTTACTCAAGCTATCCTCATCCCATTTGATAGCGAATTTACTTTCTGAAAGAGGTCTTATTTTTCCTGCATAAGTCTTCCATTTCATTTAAAAAAACCAAGAACTCTTTCTATATTTTCTATAGGTATAGAAAATTGATTTTCGTTAATTTTAAAAATTAACGAGTTTTCATGTTTTTTTATGGTAATAGCAACAGGTATGCCGTTTTTATAAAAAATAATGGAGCATGACATCTATATTATTACACCTACAATCTTTCTATTTCAGAAATTAATAAAGAACAAGCATCTATTAAATTCTCTTTTGGATCAATGCTGGGACGAAATTTTCCGAAAGGCCAAAACTCTTGAGCATCTTTTTCTATGCCTAAATTATTTATGAGGGAGTACGAAACCCCAATCAAAGCTATTGCGGCAAAAATAAATTTGCTACCAGAATTATCGAGTTGAGTATCCGATAGATTTTGAGTGCTCTCTTTAATTTTTTCAATTATTTCGTCTTTGCTCATAATGTTATATTGTATTTGGTTGTAAATAATTCAGTCGATAAATTTTCAATATCTTCGTCGTATAATTCAGCTAGTTCTATGTTATTTTTTTCACACCACAGTCTTTTCTTTTCATCAGCTTTTATTTTTTCTAAAAAGTTAGTACGACTTTTATGTAAAAAATTATTGTAATTTACATGATAAGCATCTGGATTTACTTCTATAGCTATAAGTTTAGTTAAATTGAAAAGATCAATTCTTAATCGTGTACCGGGAATTAAAAACTCTTCGATAACATTGTCTCTTTTCCAAAATGGAAACAGAAAATTTTTAACCAAAAGTTGAGGTTTTGAAACTTGCCTATCCCACTCAATACTTGATTTTGATACTATACGAACTGGCCTTCCAAAAACGTCTAGTAATGTCATATAATATCTTTAATTTTCTGCAATAACCATTCAAAAGCTTTAACATCGTCTTCGACATATTTGTATAAAGCATTCATGCCCTGATGCTGAGCCTTTATATTTACTCCATCTTTCAATGCTAAATCAATAATTTCTTCAGAAAATTGAAACCATGACCCACGTTTTGTCACAAGGCCAAAAGCAACAATCATATCCACTAATTCCTTTTCAACCCATATTGCGCAACCAATTCTATCTGATTTAATTGGAATACGCACTCTATGACCAGTAACATCTGTTGGTGATTTACGCACTTCGACAGTAGCATAAACACCAAGCTTCTTATTTTTTATTGGGTCCGGTTTTTCATTTGGTTTCTCCAAAATTATATCGGTACTCGGAAATCTTGGTTGATATGATAGAGTAACGTCGCTTTGATGATTGATGGCAAATCCTCCTGAACCGTCAGTTTGACGAGGCGGTGTCTTAGCATAGGGGTCCAGCTTGATTTCAGAGGTGTACTGACTAGTGATTATAAATAACACATCATAATGAACTACCTGAAGAGCTAAACGTTTAAATAGAATTTTAGTTAAAAGAGGAACTCCAGCAACTTTTACACTCTCGTCTCCACCCCACAAATCTTTTTCTTTGTCACTTCTGAGAATAACTCCGTCTAACGAATCTAATATTACACAAAGATGCTCTCCGTCTTCATGCATACTTGGAATCATAGTTTCTAAAGTAGAAGCTATTAGTTCAAACTCATTTGTTCCAAAAACAAAAACAGTTCCATAGTCCCATTCGTCAGAATCAATAACGTACTTTAATCCAGAACGCTCCTGCATTTCTGGTGAAAGTCTAGCCTCCGCTTTGACAAAAATAGTCTTAGACTTTGGCATGGTCTTCATGAAATTTTCAGCTAGGACCAAGCACTCTGAGGTCTTTCCTAGCTCGCTACCCTTGCCGCACATTCTTACGAACGAGCCAGTCCTAATCTTTACTAAAGAGTCCAGCGCTAAAGACCCAGAAGGTATAACAACCTGTTTAGGCTGCACATAATTATAATGTGAGTCCTTATTTTGTTGAAGAATGTTCTTCAACAACGATTTTGAGTCGGTATGTTCTTCTTTCTTTTTAGCTGCCATTTTCTTCGGTATTTACGGATGGGGTCTCTTTTTTTTGCAAGTAAAACTCGCAGGCATTACAAACTTCTTCAGTTAAGCCATGAATGCCTCTAAGAGTACAATAGTACCCTAAATGCCGATTCGTGCAACACGGAGGGCCGTAGTGCACAGGTTCCGGCGATCTATGTTGACACGAATCAAGTTTAGTCATTAGACGATAGAGTTCTTATTGACTTTTACAACCTTCTTAGAATTGATATCATAGAATGTAACATAGCACGGCGATTCATTTAGAATCTTTGCGCAAAAATTACGATTTCCATTATCTCTAGTTTTGGTTGATAAGGAGACGAAACGACCCTTATGATTGGCGAACGATTTAGTACGATTTGATTTAGTTGCTTGTTTCATGTTGTTTTTTTTGTTTTATTGTTGTTGTTTTTACGGGATCGTATCATATTGCTCAACAAACCCGGAAAGGCATATTTCTACACTGTCAATGACAGACTGTTTAAATGTTTCCGCAGCTTCTGGCGTTAACATTTCTGATTTTGTGAAATCAATAAGAGACTGTTTAGCTATCTCTTGAGCTAAAGTACGAATTTGATTTGGGCTCATTTTATTCTGCTACTGCCATTTTACGTTCTTCTTCAGAGAATGAATAAGATGCCGCGAGTCCGTCGTGATCGCATCTCATGACGCTTACACCTCTAGAAAGAGTATCAAAAGTATTTTGAATACCAACTGAAGAAGTGGAATATTTCATAGAAGTTTGCCCAGAGAATCCATATTTTTGACCTGTTAAGAAGGCGTCTTGATTAGCTCCTAAGTAAATGAACTTCCAAGAATATTTTTCTTCTTGAAGTTTAATCATCTCTTTCACTCTCTCGTTATTATACAAATGAGATGAATTTTCTTCCCCGTCTGTAATAACTAGTACAAATACTTTTTCTGGACGTTCGCTTTCAGGTTTAGCGCTCAAACGTTTTCCGACTTCATCAACAGCCGTTCCTATAGCATCAAACAAACGTGTTGAACCACGAGGATCTAAACTGATAGAGCTAATTAATTTAATATCAACGTCTTCTAAAATTCTGTCAATTTCAGAATCAAATTGATAACAAGTAATTGTACACTCTCCAGCCTCAAGTTTTTGTTTATCTAAAAACGACTTAAGTCCGTTTTGCATATCGTTTTTAATCGATGCCATCGATCCTGATCTATCTAAAACGATTACTATTTCTGATTTATTTTGTTTCATACTTTTAATTTATTATACGAATCTATTGCGAATGTTGAATCTATCAAATATTCAATTTCTGCTAACCCATGTTCAACTTTAGACGTATGAACATTCAAATCTTTTAAATTGAAAACTATTCCAGCTATTTCTATTGGAGATAGTTCGTCTTGGAAAACTAAAATACCAAATTCAGTATTAGAGCTAAGCTTTAAATTTTTATTAAATTTCTTCTTGATAGATTTTTTTATATCTTCTATCGTCCCAACTAAGACGCCTTCAGAAGAATAATCTCCACCTTTCAATACGTATTTACAAGAATATTTTTTTTCGCTCATATTATTCTATAAATTTACGGTATTGTTTGAATCCTCTAAAATTACCAATAAATTGATCTGAATCTAATGCTTGAGCTACATGTTCTGTAGGAGATAGATGTTTTGGCTCAGATAAAAATAGTCTATCGCATAATTTAACGTCTGCTAAATAATTATCTTTACCTTCATAGTTTAGATAAGAGACACGAGCACATCTAGCCACCGCTATTTTATGTTTAATCTTTTCAAATTCCTCTTCATATTTTTGAACGCCCAATTCCGCTACAATTTTATCCTCGTCAATTCTATCCCCAAATGGAATATGCCATTCTCCATGCCTCAGCTGTTTCGGTATAGATTTTTTATGTTCATCTTGCATCATATACGCTAGAGTTTGAAACTCTGGTTGGGCATCCGGATGTGCACGAAGTTTGTAGAAATTTTCAAACTCTGTGCCAGAAAGAATAACACGGATATTAAACCACGGCTCAAGAATTCGATTAGCTATTTGTTTATGAAGTCCTAACTCTAGGAGTTTTTTAACTTGTTCTATAGCGCTATCTCTAGATTGTAGCCATATTTTTTTAGCAAGACCTTTGTCGGTCAAGGTCTCTAAATAATTTCCGTTTTCATCCCCCCAAAAATGTTTTCTAAAGATGTCATCCAATTCCTCTTTTGCCTGCATTCCGCTTTGGTTTTTTCCCCACCACACAGGCATAGCTGGATTGTCAATAACCTGCTGGATCATCTTTTCTACTGGGATAGCTCTTGAGCTTGCCGCATTTTTAGAAAAGACTCTGTGAGTCATTATCTCACTATGGATAAAGCGCGGATACTCAAGGACATATGTAGTTAAACGACATCCAACTGAATTAACGGAATCTGCTATGATTTCTGCTTTAATAGACATTATTAATAATGATTAAGATACTCTTTATTTTCTTCTGCAAATTTTTCACATTCCTCTTGAGAATAAAAGAATCTATTTGAATAATCTGATTTATAC